CTACCAAATGTTCGCATACGAGAACGGCTTGGCAGTGAAATGATAGACGAGTGGCGTGACGCCCACAGCCATGTAAGCCTCTGCTCGAGTGGCAGCGATCGGAAGGCCGCGGATCATGTCTCGCGCGATGACGACGCCGCTACCATCGCAATTGGCGCCAGCTGGTCCCGGCAACTCGTCGGGATATCCGGAGAAATCCCGCTCGTCGCCATTGGCCTCATTATCGGAAAGATCTTCTCCGGCACGAAACCCGATGCCTTGGCCGCACCATCCAAGGGACGGCTCGCCATCTTCTACCCAAACCGTCTGATGAAGATGCGGCAACGACTGGTCTGTTTTTGCAGTCCAGCCAAGTTCCGGCTCGCCTGTCATGTCCTCCAGCATGCCTTCCACATCGCCAAAGCCTGACGGCTCTTCCTCCTCCTCGTGCACGCCCTGCCCTTGCCCATATGACGCGTATGCAGCCTCGCAGGCCACCCACCCACATGAAGGCTCAAGATCGCTGTCGTCGCCCTCCCTATCGTCGCCTTGGCCCGAGTAATCGGCAAGGTACGGCTCTAGGTCGGGATCATCGTCCAGAGCGTCCAGAAGATCGATAAGCCGCTCAATTGATGTGGCGATCGCTGCTCGGCTAGTTTCCGGGCACTCGAAAAATAGCGTGCCGTCACGCCGGGTAATTTCGGGATAGTGTTCCATGGTTTCACTCGCGGTTTGAACCGACTTTCGACAGTCGGGGAAAGCAACGCTTTCGACAGCGGCACTCTCCAAGCCAGTGGCAGACTGGCAGCCGGGGGGTCGAAACCTGCCGCGAGACAGGTCGAACGATTTTAAGGTCGCCCTCTGGACATAGCGTTCGCCCCCGGCCTATAACAGCCAGGTCGCAAACGCCCGCCAAGGCGTTGCACGCGCATCTGAAGCCCGCCAAGGCTCCATAAGCGCCTCAGCAGAGCCGTCGACGCCAATCGAGGTTCCTGCTTATCGCGGTCAGGGTTTCGACACCCACTGACCAATCTACCTGATTTGCCTAATATGACAAGCACCACCTCCGCCAAGGGGTGAGAGCTTGCGCCTTGACTCCGGCGCCCGGTCTGGCAGGTTGACCGAAGTCGGCTGGAGGCTTGCATGAAAAAGACATCTGTTGGGTTGGCATTGGCCCTGGCGCTTTGCTGTAGCCTCCCCGTTCGCGCTGAAGAAGATCTATGCGCTTCACTCGGTCAGATCGCTGAAACGATAATGACCTTGCGCCAGAAAGGCGCTTCACTTCAATCCTCGCTCAAGACCGCTCGCAAAATAGGCGATGAACAGTCCTATCCGGTATTCGAGCAAATGGTCATGGACGCCTATGACGTGCCCTTTTACTCGACCGCGCCGATGAAGGAGCGCGCCGTTGGCGAGTTCCGAGACAGCAGGCAGCTTGTGTGCATGAAGGTGCAGCGCGGCAAGTAGCCTTCTATCAGCCTGATGCTCGTCACGTACCATGCCTTTGGGCTATTTAGCGGTGGAGAAAGATAATGCAGGTTACCACAACGGTCGACCTTACAGAGGTTCAACTTGCGACGAAGACACTAGAGCGAGTTGCGCAGGCCTTGGCAGCAAGTCTTAAAAATGCTGCGCCCAATGAAGCGAGGCGCCTATCTGACGAGTTTCGCGAATTACAGCCTGGACTGCCACCTGGCATCAGCGTGATGATCGACCGAGTGCTGGCCCAACTCGACTAAGCAAGCTGCGTCGCTCGCCCCACAAATATGCGCCGCGACCCAAGGATAGCTCTATGCGAACCATTGAAGAAACGCTGGAATATTTGGCGGACGAACTAAACCGAACCAATCTGCGCGTGCTCGATCTTGAGGGCCAGAACCTAGCCCTACAAGGTCTACTGGCTTCAGCAATTCACAAACTCTGTTCACAAGACGAGCTAGAGGCGGTGAAGAAAATCGCAGATGGCAACGTTTCGTCATTGCAGAAGTATCGCGCAACGTCAGATGAGGCATCGGCTAGGATGATTGACGCGTTCATTGCGCAGACCAACGGAATTCTGTCATTGTGGGGCGACCCGGATACTCGCCCCCTGTTGTCGATCATCACTGGCGGCAAATCCGATAATTAAGCCGCCCGCTTGAACCATGCATCAAAAACCTGAGCCGTCAGCCGTGGCGGCCGCTTTCGCTGCGGCACGGTTATGAACAGATAGTCGAACACCCGGGGCTTGAGCTTCTTCGGCAACTGCCCGCGCTTTAGCGCAAATGCGGACATGCGGCAGGCTTGCGAGCAGTACCGGGTACTCTTGAAAGGCGCTGCGAAGGTGATCGAGCAGAAGACGCATTCGCATTCAAACCGCGGCTCGCGCGTCGTCCCTACCCTTGAAGCCTGGTAGCAGGCGGGTGAGCAGTAGAAGCCCCGCCTACCGGCCTCAATCTCGGCTGCCGTGCCGTTCGGACGGAAAGTGACACCGCATTGGGCGCAATCCCTCTTGTGGCGCTTGGTATGGCCGACGTTGAAGCAGGCAGCGGAGCAGTATTTGGCGTCAGGGTTTCTATTCCTAAAGCTGGCGCCGCACGCCTGGCAGGGCTTCACTTCAGCCCGTAATGTGCCGATGGCATAGGAGGCGAGTTGGTTTGCCTGGTCGCGGACAGCTTCGTAATGTAGCCGCTGCTTCAGTCGCGCTGCCGCCACGCATACCTCGGAACAATACTGCCAAGCGACACTGCCTCGCGTGAGGTCATCAGGCAAATCGCACTTGCACCACCTGCAAGTTTCCCGGTGTTCCAAATACTCCGGCTGGCCCTGTTGCCACGATGGACGTTCTGCACCCATCGCGACGAAGCACTCTTCAACGATGCTATGCGCCTCAAAATCGGCAATTGGGTACCTCATTCCATCAAGGCAAAGCGCAGATCGCAGGCCAGCTACACAAGCGCCTTCATTCTGGAACGGGCTCGATCGCCAATCCTTTAGGACGTCCATCACCTTGGAAGCGACAGCATCTCTTTTTGCGCCTTTGATTACCTTCCGCTGCGGTCGCTTCTCCTGAATGCGCCGGCTGCGAATTTTGAGGAAGTGGTCGAGATATGGCATGGGGTCACCCGAACATGGCGTCAAAGAGGGCTTGTGTCAGCTTTCCGGCAGGAGGTTGGATCACCTTTTGATCTCCGCTCGGCTGAGACCGCCTGGAATACCAATGCGCTAGCCACACGTCGTCTAGAGCGCGGATCAAGTCGACGTGTTGCTCCGATAGCGGGTTACGCCTGACCGTCATCCACGCTGCCATCTCTTGATAGGAGATCGCGTTCGGCCCTGCTGAATGATAGGATCTCGTCGAACTAAGATCCGAGAACCATCGCCATACCAGACCGGCCCACTCGGGGACGCGGGCATTCCGTCCCGACTGCAGATGTTCTCGCATGAGGTCGCACAAGATCCTCCTTCGCTGCTGCTCCCTCATCTGCGCCACCCGTTATCCTGCATGTAGCCGAGCTTCTTGTTGTTCGCTTCGATCGCCTTCTGGATCAGATGCAGGTTCTTTTCCGAGACATCGCCTTGGATGATGACGTCCCCGCCCCTGAAGTTTTTCGTCTCTGCAGCCCGTACCGTCGGCTTCGTGGCAACGTGGTTCGGGATAACCTGGGCGTGCTTCGGAAGATTGACGATCTCTGGCCCGCGTTCGCCCACCCAGGTAGGACCGCCCCGCCAATCGTTGGTCCCGTTAGCGTTGCCTGGGAGCTTGAACAGGCCTGAGAACATCTGGCCGAAGAGCCCGCCGCCCTTGACGTCGCCGCCACCGAAGACCTGATTTAGGAGGCCGTCTAGCGCCATGTCCCCTATGCGAGCGAGCGCGCTGCGCAGAGCATCTGAAGCGTCCACCCCTCGCATCAGGTCCGAAACAAAGCCGCCGGCAACCACCTTGGCTTGCGCTCCAAACTCCTCAGCTGCTCGCTGGGCGTCTTCTTGGCTCTTCGCCAGCTTCCGGGTTCGCTCCTCCGCTGCGGCCATTTCAGCGGCAAGCTGTTTGATGCCCTCGATCTGCGTCGGGTTGAGCGTGATCCCGGCCTGCTTCGCTTCATTCAAAAGGTCTTGCTCGTGTCGAAGGCGTGAGGCTGCCTCCCGTGTCATGCCGAGCGCGTCCGTTTCCAACTGCTCCGAAGCGAGATATTCCTTCGCCTTGGCGATCATGTCGTCATAGGCTTGACCGCGCTGTTCGAGGTCTTGAGTTTTGTCGGCCATCGCCTTTCCGCGGGCATCGGAGTCCTCGATGTGCCAGTTTTCATTCGATAGCGGGAAGGACAGGCCGAACTTGCCGGCGTTCTCATGGGCCCACCGCCGGGCGGCGTCGGACCCATACCCGAGATCGGCAGCGTTCCCCTTGTTGTGCTGGCTGTTGCCAGGAGGCGCTACCCACTTGCGGGCCTCGGTAACCGAGCCATATTTGGCAAGAGCTTCCTGCCAGAGCTGCGCTTGACGCTCGGTCGATCGGAAACCGGAGTTGATCTTGAGCTGCCCTGCCAGTTCCTTCGGCAGAGCTTCAAACATTTTCTCAAGCTTGCTCTCGAATGAATTCGACATCCCGGAGATATGCGAGGCGTCCTTGCCGGAGGCGAGGAACCGGGACAGATCTGCTTTGCCCCCGCTGGAGCTGGTCGAGGTGAAGCCGCCAGGTGGTGGCGTGGGAGGAACGAAGGTGCTCGGAGGGTTGCTCGCGTAGCGTTTGGAAATTTCGTTGGTGATCCGCGCGTCTTCCGCGATCAGGGCGTCGAGCTCCTCACGGTATTTCTTGATGCGGCTCTCGCTAGAAGCGCTGAATAACCCGCCGCTGCTGTTCCGCTCCTTCTCCTGAAGGATGCTATTTTCAAGTTCCGTTTTGCGGAGGCCGATTTGAGCTTGGCGAAATTCCAGCGTTGACTTCTGCTGGTCCCGAAACTCGTTGTAGCTGTCGATGAAGGTTGACCAAGCATCGACGGCATCGACAATCGCTGACTTGACGTGCGTGCTGATGGTCGTGGCGATCGCGTTGAACTTCTGGTTCACCTCCTCCGCCTTCTTGACCATGCTTTCGTCCATGACGATGCCAAGGTCCTGCGCGGCTTTGATCTGATCGCGGATCCCCTGCTCGCCCCTGTCGATAAGCTGGACGAACTTCTCGCCGCCAGTCCCGCCGAATAACTCATCGGAGATGCGGATCTGTGCTGCCTTGTCGAGGCTCTTGAGACGGCCGATGATTTCGAGGAATAGCTGATCCGGTTCCTTCAGCTTCTTGGCCAGATCCTCCGCATTATATCCGAGCCGCTGGAAGGACTCGGCCGCCGACCCGCCTCCAGTTTGGATGAACTCATCCGCCCGGAGGCTTAGCTCTTTCAGCCCGTCAGTGAGAGCGTCGACACCAACCCGGTTCTGCTCCGCAACGAACTTGAGCTGCTGGAAGGCTTTGAAGCTGACGCCGGCCACTTTCGCCTGGTCGCTCATTTCGAGGATGGCTTTCGTGCTATCGTGCGCCGCCTGCCTGATACCCTCTAGAGCGCCGACGGCCGCACCGACAGCCAAGCCGCCGATGAAGGCCTTACCAAAGGCACCGATGCGCGTGGAAGTTTGTGCCAGCGCTTGGTTGATGCGCGTGGTGGAGCGAACCATGTCCTGCTCCATCTGCTGCGTTGCCGACCGCGATGACCGGCGCATGCCTTGGAACGACTCTGTCGTTGTACGGTTCGCCTTTCGCATGTTGCGCTCGATGTCGGTGATACGAGCCTCGATCGAGACAACCAGGCGTTCTTCATCAATACTAGGCAAAGGCCCACTCCTCTATGTCGCCGTCAAAGGTGTCGTAAGACGAGATGCCTGTTTCACCCGCGGCGCACCGGGCGACGGCCATGGCTGTGGCGACGGCACCGTCGATACGGTCCTTGCTCTTGCCCTTGTGGAAGCTGCGATTGCCGGCCGTGTCTGTCCGGATCGCGATATTGTCGAAATGCCACCGGAGGATCGGATGGCCGCCATGGACGAAGCGACGGGCGAGGATGGCGCGTTCCAGCTCGTTGATAGCCGGCGACATGGAAACCCAGCCCTGCCGGAACTCCACCACCGGCAATCCCTTATCAAGCAGGTTGCTGATCGAGTTGCGGGCAAGAGCCGGGTCGAAGGCGATCTCCCGAACGTTGAACCGGGCCCATAGCTCCTCGATCGCAGCCTCTACAGCGTGGAAATCGACCACGTTGCCCTCTGTCAGCGTGATCAGGCCTTGCTCTTCCCAGAGCATGTAATTCACGCCGTCTTGGCCTGCCTTGCGGTGGATGTTGTCTTTCGGAAGGAAGAACCACGGGTGAACGCTATAACCGCTCTCACGGTCACCCCAGGCGGCAACGATGGCGGTCAAGTCGCTGGTGCTGGAAAGGTCGACACCAAGATAGCAAGGTGTTTGATCGGTTTCAAAGTTCTCTAGCGGAACGTTGAACTTGCCCTCGTCATAGATCGGCATGGAGACGAATGGAGAAGCGCTGTAATCGAGCCAGCAGTTGAGGTGGAACTGTCGGAAGTTATCGCGCTCTGCGGGCCGCTCTCTCGCCTCACGCGCCATGGTGCGCAATCCGTCGATGTCGGGATAGCCGTCTGCCAGGCCGGGATTGACGTGATGCCAAAGCGCCTCGTCCTGCCAATCTGCCTCCGGGTCAGTTTCGAACAGCACGGGAAGGAAGCTGGGATCCTCGATCGCGCCTGACTGTACCTTGCGGGCATAGGTCAGCAGCTCGTAAGCAAGATTTTCCTGCCCACGTCCGGCCTGAGTGATGATCACCAGCAGCGTGTTCGGCACCTTGTTCAAGCCGGTGCGGATGGCCTGCCAGTTGCGGCGGGCGTTCTCGCCTTCCCAGTTGATCAGCTCGTCAGCCAGGACGAAGTTCGGGGTCTTGCCGAGCTTGCCCTTGCCGCCCGATGCGAGCGCCCGGAAGGTGGCCTTGCTCTTCTTGTGTTCCAGGTAGAACAGGCTCTCGGTCGGCTTCATCGCCGGCTGCAGCCACTCGGTTTCGGAAACAATGCCCACGGCCTCGTCATAGGCGATACGGGCGTCTTCCTCTGCGGAGGCGGCAACCATGGCCTGCCCACCGTTGACGCGCTCCCAGCCCACTGTATGGAGCAGAGCGAGGCCGGCGCCCATGGTCGTCTTGCGAGCACCACGCGGAAGCAGGATGAAAACCGTCTTCACCTGGCGGCGCTTGTTCGGAAAGCATGGGCCATAGATGCGGCGAACGATCCGCTCCCAGAACAACGGAAGCTCGAAGCTGCCGCTGTCGCTCTTCGGATGCTTCAGGCGGCGCAGGAAGTCTACAGCGCGCTCGCCATAGCCGAACGTGTCCTCGATCTCGCTGCCGTCGAAGATCCACTCCGGACGGGTGGCTTTGAATGTATGTGTGTTATGCACATCCCTCTGGGTGCCTGCATCATGCAGGTGCCTTTCAGACATCGAGGCCATCGGGCGCCCCTCCATCCTTCGGCTTGTCCTTGCCGGTGAAACCCTGCTTCGATCGGGCGGCCGGCGTCAGGCCAAGCTCTGCCGACAGGCGGGCAACAGTCTCCATCGCCTTTGCCATGATGCCGCTCGCCGGGTTCGGCTTGAGCATGCCGTGGGCGGTCTTCACCATCAGGCCGTGTTCGGCCATGGCCTTCTGGCACTCGCGCACCGTCCAAAGCGCATGGAGGTAGGTTTCCAGCACGCCGGTCATGGATGCGGTCAGGATCTGACGCTGCACCATCTCGGCGGCGATAACGTTCCACTCTGAAATGATTTCAGCCGGCAGGGTGTCTGGACCTTTAGGGACGCCCTTCAAGCCGCCGTCGATCGCCTTCAGCGTTGCCTTTGCCCCGCGTGTTCCCTTGCTGCTCATACGGCCCTCACAGCGCGAAGCTCAAGGCCCTTCCTGCGGCCGATCTCCTTCGTTTCCTTGATGTTGAAATAGCTGCCCTCGTAGCTGATGCGATCGGCTGTATCGACGCCTGCAATCCAGCGGACGCGGAAAATGATGGCAGTCTGCTCGCTGGCGCCATAAGCCTCCAGGAACTCCTCTGTGCTGGCCTGGACGACTTGGGCCCTAAGCGTGGCAAGAGGCGTCCATGTTGGAATGGTTTCGCCATATTCATTTGGCTCGCCGGCCGAATACCGGTCAATCGAGATGGTGCGGTCAAGCTTGCCTGCTCTCATAGCTCTTGCACCTTTGCGTTGATGGTGACGACGGCGTGGGAGGTTTCGCCGTCAGGATCGCGAAGGAAGCGGGCGCTCTGGACGTAGCAGTCCACGATGTGGAACCCGTCTACAGCGGCAAATTTGCCGGTCTTCACAGCGGCTCGCACGGCACCGGCAATGGCCTTCACGCCAGCTGTGCTCGGCTCCTTCTTCCAGATGTGCATGTCCATGTAGACGCGTACGAGCCTACGGCTGATGCTGTCGCCTTCATCCACGCTCTGCCCTTCACCCATGACGATCGATGGGGATGGTGCGGGCCGCTCGTTGCGATCGAGGATGGCGGCGGCAGGCACAACATTAGTGACGCCGCCGTCAGTAATGAGGCACGCGCGGATGGCCTTCTGTAGGGCGATCTCAGGGGTCATTTGCCGCTCCCCCAGTTCTTCTTCACAGCGCGGCTAACAGCGCCCTTGATACGAGTCGCTGCACGCTTGCGAGTGAGCCTGAAGCCAGGCCAGAAGAACGGCTTTGCGGGAACATCCCCGCCCCGAGTCCCCTGTGACGCGCCTTTTACGAAACCGCCCTTGTGCCCGTACTCTACTAGGTGAGGGTAACGAACGTCGGCGTTGCCGGCCGTCACGATCGCTTCCAACTCTCCAGCGACACGGCTCCCGCCTGGCTGCGAATAGGCCGGCGTGGCCTGCCCTGGCGGCGTGACTTCGATGCTCTCCTTCAGAGCGCCTGTGTCTTCCGGCGCAAGCTGCCGCTGCATGGCGGCCACCTCTTCGGCGCTACGCACGATCGCAGGCTGCACTGCCTCCCGAACTGCTTTCGGAATAGCCCGCATCCTGTTCTGAAACCTTGACAATCCGCCATCGTCAGCCATCGAAGCTATACTCCCGATGCTCGTTGACGATCTGCTCCACGCCGAAAGGTATAACGACGGCCGTTACACCCACGAGGGAGGCTTCGCGGTTCTCATAGAAGTGGGCTGCAAGCTGAAGCACCGCTTCCTTCAGGTCAGCGGGAACATCGGCAGCGACCGGATATGTCACCTCGATCTTGAAGCCGAGCAGGCTTTCAATATGCGCCTGGGCAGCCGCGATCTTCCGCCCCATCAGCGTGTCATCGGCCGTTCCGAGCCCGTCGGTCCAGCCGATCTGCTCCTTCAATTCCGGTACGGTCACAATCACCGAACACCTTCCTTCCTGCCGTTCACAAAATGAGAGCTAAATCTGCGCGTTTTCGCATTGTGGACCCGCCGCCGGTCCCCTTGAGGGGTGGAAAGTTGAAGACCACCCCCCGGTGCCATGGTCATGCCTCCTCGCGAGCGACACGGACCACGTTGCTGTTGACTGCGAGGCTGGCATTGAACTTCATGACGCTGTTCGCGCTGTCGTAGACTTCGCTCTGGCTCATCACCTTGGCGATGAAGTAGCGCTCGCTTGCAGTTCCACCTGCAGGGGCATCGCTGAAGACGATCTTGAACGCATAGTCGTAGTCGGTCTTCTCAGCGGCTATGAGGGCGATCTGTCCTTCGTCCTCTGCATCGATGCCGCATACCACTTCCATGGTGCCTGCGCTGCGCGTTCCCTTGATCGTGCGGGTGCGACCGGCGCCGATGCTGTCGAAAGTGATGGGCGTGGAGGTGTCGCCAAGTGAGCCAAGGCCTTCGATCTCGCCAATCTCTTTCCACGTCTGGGGCGTCGTCGTGAAATCGGCCAGGACATGATCGGTCCCCTTCTCCTCCATCACGCCGCCGATAAATAGCTTCGAGTCCTTGGTTGCATAGACGCTCATTGCTTCACCCTTTCCTGTGTACGCCGCTCCTCAGCGGCCTCGATTGCGTTGCACCTCTGACAACCGGCCCTCCAGTTGGAGCGCACCATGCGAAGGTCAGGGCGTGTCTTAATTGACTGCTTGTGCATGACGACGGTGGCCTTCGCCCCGCATCCGCACCATTCGTTCTGAGGAAGGGCAAGGAAGGCTTTCGCTTCCCTCTGCCATTCCGCGTCATAGCCACGCTGGCGGGCAGCAGGACGTTTCTTGTCAAAGCGTGCCTTGCGCTCCCTCTCCGCCGTCAAGGCGCGCTGGCAGCGGTTGGCGGCCGTGTGAGCCGCTCCGCAGTGCGAGCAGAGGGAGGGAGCGCGATAGGGCATGGTCAGGCCACCGGCTTATCTGCAGCGCCGCCCATGATGGCGATCACGCTGACGAAGATCGATGTGCCGCTGCCCTTGGTGAGAACAGGCCGCACATAGCGCTTGAAACCGCGATAGCCGACCTTGGCGGTGATGTTGGCCGCCAGGTTGCCAGAGACCGGCGCCTGGTAGTGGTCATCATCCACCGCCGTGAAGGTCGAGTTGTCGTCGCTTTCCTCCAGCGTCAGGGTGAAGGCACCGGATGCGGTGCGAACGCCTGTGGTGGCGATGAAGGCCACGCTATCAAATCCCAGCAGATCAACGGACGTGCCATTGGTGCTAGCGGCAATGTCGGCAGGCGCCAAGCTCTGCACGACGGCGATGTTGTGAACGATGTCACGCATGGGGGTTCTCCTTAGCTGGCGCTCATCTTGAGCTTGCGGAGGGCTTCAGTCAGAACCGGTCCACCACCGACGCGACGGCGGGCATGGAAGCGGACAAGGCCCCTGGTTGCTTGGGTGTACGGATCGCGAAGGATCGACATGCCGATGCGGTCATAGATCCGATAGGCGCGGTTGAAATCGCCGTACATGATCGGGAAGTTGCCGCTGGCGATGTCAGGCATGGTCGGATCTTCGATCACCGGACGGCCGAGCAGCGTGGAAGGCTGACCTGCCTGGAGGCTTGGCTGCCAGAGGTAGTTGTTGTTGCTGTCCTTCATGGTGCGGATGAGGCCGAGCGTGGTGCCGTTCATCAGCCAGGAGCCGTTGTTCCGGTACTGCTGCGGCAAGCCATAGAGCAGCCCGATCAGCTTATCCGGGTTGACTGCCGTGGTGCTGCCGTTGACCACTTCGGCAATGCCCGCAACGCGCTGGATGCCGACTGGCTTCTTCGCGCCGTCGCCATTGGAGAAGGCCGTGTTTTCCTTCAGGGCGAATTCCTGGGAAAGCTCGGTGGCAATCTCGCTGTCGACGTTGATGGCCGAGTCTTCCAAGAGACGGAGCGACACATCGATGTAGCAAGCAAGCTCGTGCATCGGGATTTCGAGCTGGCCGTAGGTCATGGTGGTTTCGGGACGTTCTTCGTCCTCGCCTACCCACTGAGCCGTCGGGCGCCCGGTCAGCTTCGGAAGGATGACAGAGCCGGCGCTGGTATTGCCGACGCGCACCGCCTGGCGGATCGGAGAGATTTCCACAATGCCGCGGACCACTTCGGCCTGAAATTCGGCAGGTGCAAGATAGCCGCCCTTGGTGTCGTCACCCACGATCAGGGCGCGGGTTTCATCAGCAACCATACGCTCCGGTCCAAGCCGGAGGAAGTTGGAGAAGGCGCGCTGCTCTAGCGAGATTTCCCCGGTGCCGTTGCTGCCGCCGTTGCCTGGGCGGTTCATGCGGGTTTCGAGATCGGCAAGCTGGCTGCGCAGCTCGTCGAGTGTTGCGCCCTGTTCGGTGCGAAACTCGGTGAAGCCGTTGCGCAGCTCTTCCACCACCTGGGTGGTTGCTGCCAACGGATCATCATCCGGTTCGGCTCGGGTTTCGAGGCTGAAGTGCTTCATGTCATTTCCCTTTCGTCACGAGAGCGCATTTCGCCTTCCGGCATGCTTCGATGAAGGCCGCTGCGCTCCCGGTGGAGCGGCCGTAGCTTCGGATTGAGGTGATGCGGGCGCTGCCGGCGGAGGGCATGCCAACCAAGGAGATTTCGCGAACGTCGATGCCGGTCAGGATCCGGACGCCTGCCTGGCGCGTCTCGCCGCCCTTTGAAACTCGGAAGCCGATCGAGAGGCCGTTCAAGGCTCCGGCCTTCAGGAGGTCATGAGCTTCGCGGCCACGGGTGGTGGTGGTGACGAGCTGACCGCGAACGAAAAGCCCTTTCTCGTCCTCGCGGATTTCGGTCCACACGCCGATGATGTCGGTAGGGTCGTGGGACCAGAGCATGACCGGCTTTGTGCCGGCTGCGCGGTGTTGATCGAGGGAGGCGCGGAAGGCGCCGCGCTTGACGATCTCGTTGTGAGCGTTGCGCTCGCCCCAAATGACGGCATAGCCGGAGAACTCTCCGGTATCGGATGGAGCTTCGAAGCGAAGGGCGAGGTCGAGGTGATCCATCAGCCGCGCTCCGGTGCGAAGTTGCGACGATCGCCCGCGAAGCCATCGACTTGAGCCTGAAGCCAGTCGGCCGCCTTCAGGACGCGGACGACGTTCTTGTGGTTGAAGGACAGGTCGCTGCCCTCGTGCTGCACCTCCCAGCGAAGGACGCACTTGGCGAGGCAGTTAATCCGGGCGGCTTCACGGTTGGCGGCGGTGATAGTGCCATCCGGTTCCGCACGCTCTGACAGATCGTCCATCATTTCCACGCGCGCGCGGCGCTGGGTGGCGCTGTCAGGTCCAGCAATCCAGAAGGTCATGCCAGTAGGACGACCCTCGAAAGGATCGTGGATCTCAAGCTTCCTGCCGCGGTCTTGGTCAACCACGTTGGCTTGGATTTCCTCAAGCGTCATCGCGCGGCTCCTTGTCGTCGTCCGACTTGGTAGGAGCAGCCCCACCAGGTTCAGCATTCGGATTGATGTGCGGGTTGCCGTACTCGTTGCCGCCGTCGTAGGGCGCGAGGTCGAGCCAGGAGCGCGCTTCGTTCGGGTTGAGCACCTTGGCGCTGATCAGGCTGCTGATGGCGGTCGCGCGTGCTGTAAGGTCGGCGCGGGTGAGGTCGTCGCGGTCGAGCAATATCCGATACCGCTTACGCTCCTCCCTTGTCAGAAGGCTACGGGCGAGCGACGTTTCGAGGACGCGAAGCCACGGCTCCAGACAGTAGATCAGGAACTCTCGGCCGGCCTGCTCCATGTTCGACCAAGTGGCACGGTCCATCTCGAAAAGCATGGAGGGCGGGATGCGGAAGGCGCGGCAGATTTCAAGGATTTGGAACTTGCGCAGTTCAAGAAACTGGCTGTCCACGCTGTTGAGCATCATCTGCTGGAAGCTGGCGCCATCCCAAAGGATTGCTGTCTTGCCGGTCTTGTCGGCACCATCGTGAGCGCGGCGCCAAGCCTTGATCATCTTCTTCACGCCCTCGTCACCGAGAGCCTTTGGAGACTGGATCACGCCACCAGGGCGGGCGCCGTTCTTGAAGAGGCTGGAGGCATGCTCTTCCATCACCTTTGCCGCGCCAATGGCCTCGGCCGCGAGGGTCAGAGGTGACTTGTCGAAAGGCCCGCGCATGTGGAGGATTTCAGAGGAGCGGCGGCTGACGCCCTCGATCCGGTAGCTGGGCTCTCCGGTCTTCGGATCGTATTCGACCGAAATCATACTGGGCTGGTAGCGAATGACCTCCCTCACCTCGTCACCGATGCGGTTGACGAATGCAAGGCCACCCCAATCCTTTGTCAGGCAGTCTGCAGTCAGATCTCGGATGAGCTCAAAGGCAGAGGTCCAGGGGTTGACGTCGCCGCGGAGGAGAAGGCCGATTGGGTGATTGAGGTCTTCCGTTTCAGTCCCGTCTTCTGCGCGTTCCATGATCCGTACCGGCAGTGAAGCAGCGGCTTCCGAAATCACGCGGACGGCAGACGCTACGGCAGGAACGCGGAGAGCAGCGGCACCAGATATTGCCACGGTGCCGGCTGCGTAGCCGCCCCAAAGAGCAGCGAGAACGCCTTCCTCGTCTGCGACGTTGGCGTCTCGGGTTTCGATCGCTTCGGGTCTGGAAAAGGGCCACAGCTTCATGCATCAGTTTATGCCTGATGCGCGATGTAATAGCATAACGGTTTGAGGCGGGAATTCGTGGTTAAAGCGGGGGAGGTATGGATGTCATTTTGGTGGAATGCTGGGTTCGAAGCTGCAAAGCTATCGTTGCAGTTCGGGGGTGCACTGTTCATCGCTTGGCGCACTGTAAAGTGGGCATTGAAACGCTACAAAGATGAGAAGCATTGGGAGCGAAAGCTTGGTGCCTACTCAGATCTCACATCGGCGCTCGGCACACTGCTAAATGTACTCGCCGAATGGGAAGACCAAGACATCACGGATAGCGGCCCGGTCGGGATTACTGTCGAAGAGCAGAGGCAAATCTACTGGGCGGCAAGGAGACAGCTAGAGGATGCTCAAAGCACCGCTATGCTCCTGTTGCCTCCTCATGTTGCCGAATTGATCAAAACGCTGGTAATGGATTTAGCGAGGGAGGATGCCCGTGATCATGAAGCTTTCATTTACAAAATCGATGGCCTCTGGAAGCTAGTGCAGGCAGCTCGTGACGCCATTGTTTCCCTTGGCCGTAAAGACTTGCAAATCGGTTAAGTCAGGATCTCCTCCGGAGAAAATCGACTAGGTCATCTTCAAAGGCATAGTACCGGCCGCCGATCTCCTTGACCGGGGAGCCAGGTTGTTTCGCGATCGTATCCCGTACGAAATCTGCGCCAACGCCGATGCGTCGGCCGATCGCCGGCAGCGTCCAGATGATCCGGGACGGAAGGTGGGCAGGCACCTCCCGTTTTCCCTCCAGCAGTGCGTCCAGCCGTTGCGGTGTCAGGGCGGGCCGGGTCAAACCGAGCTTCCCTTCCTGATCTTGTCCGCGAGGTAATCGAAAGTAGGGCGACGCATCAGTCCGCCGCCTGCATCAATCAGTCCGCCGTTCATGCTAAGTGTCAACTCAAGGCACCTCCGGCGCTCCTCAGCTATCGCGGCTCCAACGAGATAAGCAAGATCCTCCCTTGCTGTGCGGTGGAGATAGGCCGCCTCGACGTGATTAGCGGCTCTTCGGATGTCTTCTGGCAATACGAGCTTCGGCCTCATCCGATGGGCCAGGATCCACTTCTGCGCATCATCATGACTGTCGAATGGACCCGCGATCCATTGCCCGCCATCGGTGACTTCAAACTTGAAGTCTTCCCGCTGTTTGATCTCCTCGTTCATGCTGCACCTTTCGGATTGCCGGCGGCCTGCCGATGGAACTGAAGCTGCGCGTAGACCGCATTCGCGAACCGCCTGACTTCTATCGTTATATCAGGGTGTGCCATGCCCTGCACCTGCAGCCGCGCATACAGGCGGCGGCACGTCATCTGCCAAAAGCGATCCGCTGCCGCCCCGTGCTTGATCGTCAGGATGCGGGCGGTCTCCCGTATGAAGACGACTTCACGGTCCACCGGAAACGGAATGATTTCAGCCACCGGCCTCTTCTCCACCTGATCAAATAGATTGAGCTGTTCACCTTTCATGCCGCTCGCTCCTTTGAAGTGTCTCCGGTCCCATGAGGCGCTGCCTCTTGGAACTCCGCTGGGGGATGATCCCCCAGACCCACCATCAAACCCGCTACGCGGCTTCGACTATGAGCTTGCTGGACCGGCGGTGCTGTTTCGGCTTTTGACGCAAGTGTGTCGCCAGTTGTAGATATCTCTATTTGCGATGCACTTGCGTCACGACGGCGCTCCCATGTCCGCCGGGAAATCCCCTCAGCCACCCACGGCTTGAGTTTGGACAAAGACGCCGCCTCATAGGAGGTGCGATCTACTCGACCTTCTACCTTTCGCCTCTGTTCCTGTCTGTTCCTGTCCCGTTCCCGTTTGCGCTCTTTCGCTGCCTTCTGCCTATCAGCCTGGCTGATGTCGCACGCGCCTATAGTCTTCAACTTGAGCTTCGTTCTTTCAGCCATGGTGACGTACAGGAGCTTGGCGATAGAATCCGCAGGAAGCATCCGATCACGATCCGCCGCCGCCTTGTCCATCAAGTCGAGAGTGACGGGATCAGCCCACGGCGCCCATACAAGAGCCCACGAGGAAGCGCTTTGACTTGCGGGTGTCAGAGCCACTGCCCGGAGGTAGGCATGGCAGAGTTCAACATCATCAGTCCCCGCCGGATCGGGAATGCCGTTGCCGTGCCTGTGGCGGATCACGTCTTCAATCTCCCGCATCCGCAGATTTTCGAGGGAGAACGGCTGATCGTGCCGCTTGGCGCGCTTTCTTGAAGGCTTTTCTTTCAAGATGAGAGCTCCGAGCATGATCTGCTCCGAACCGTCCCTCTTTGTTTTGGTGATTGCCTTCAACCGAAGGCCCTCCGGCTTACCCGAAACTGGTTTGCCAGCGTCAGGGCCTGGGCCGCTTGCACGGCCGTTATGCCGAAGCGTTCCCGCAACAGGTGGATGACCTGCTGCGGAGTTTCTTTCTGGTCAGCGAGCCAGATGGCGGCGCGTTCTACGTCGGCGGCATTCATGCTGCGCCTCCATCCGGCAAGGACTGAGCCCACGTTTGGGCATCAGTGGCTAAGACAAGAGTCTTCGCGCCCGCTTTCTTAACCCGGAGGCGCCCAGCCGCGATCTCGTCATAGAAGAACGTCCGCCCAACGCTGTACATCTGGCAGAACTCGTTCACGCTATAGGCGGCCTTGCGGCCGGTATTCACTTCATCAACAACCTCGTTCATCGTCTTCTCCTTTGGTGTCGAGGCCAAAAAAAAAGCCGCACTGGAACATCAAGCTCCAATGCGGCTTCGATTATTTCTGTCCTCTCGATAAACAGACCCCTCCGCTGTTGAGCGGATGCGGTCTCCTCATGAGAGGCTATAGCCGGATAGACTGGTTCGTCGGGCTTTAGCGCGACTAGCAGCGATCCTCTGTACTGAGAAATCTAGGACTAGCGACGAACAAAAGCAAGCAGAGGCGAACTGTTTTTGTTGCTTATCCGTTCACTTTTCGTCCAGACATAGAAATGACGTTCGCCATCGCTGGCTTCGCGCAGTAGCTCGCCCATGCCTGCATCATCTTTCGACGCTTCTCCAGCGCGTCCGATCGACGGTAAGCAGCCTCGACTTTGTTGCCCACCGTATGAGCGAGTGCGGCCTCGGCCACGTCACGAGGAAAGTTGGTAGCGTCTCCAGCCCAATCTCGGAAACTCGACCGGAAGCCGTGTACCGTCACCTCGATCTTCATCCGCCGGAGAAGCATTTCCATCGCCATGTTCGATAGCGGACGCTTCGCTTTTTGACCAAAGAAAATGAACTCGCCTGTCCGGATCTCATAGACGGTTTTTAGGAGATCAACCGCGGCTGGGACAAGAGGAACACGGTGCTCCTCCCTCGCCTTCATCCGTTCGGCCGGTACGGTCCACACAGCGGCTTCCCAGTCGATTTCGCTACACTTGGCGCCCAACACCTCGCCGGAGCGCGAAGCGGTCAGGATGAGGAACTGGAGTGCCCTGGCGGCCATTGCATCAGATAGAGACTGGAAGAACGCTGGCACCTCTTGGTACGGCATGGCCTCATGGTGCTTCACCGTCTCCTTCTTGCGGGTGGGCAGCGCGTTCTTCAGGTGGCCGTTCCAGCGCGCCGGGTTGTCTCCTGAGCGCCAGCCTTTAGTCTTGGCGAAGTCCAGCACCTTCTCAATGCGTCCGCGCAGCCTAGCGGCCGTCTCTGGCTTTTTCTGCCATATTGGCGTCAGCACCTGCAGAACGTGCTCGGTGTCTATCTCCTGCACCGGCAGCTTGCGCAGCTTCTCACAGTAGGCGTCACCCAAGGTCATTTCCCACTGCGCAGCATGCTTAGGGTTTGACCAGCTCGGCTTCATGATGGCGATGAAATCCTCGGCAACGACAGCGAAGGTCTTTACCTCATTCGCCACCTTGCGCTCTTCCATGTCAGCCAGTGGATTGCCGCCGTGAAGGAGAATAGACCGGGCTTCCTCGGCCTTGAGCCGGGCTTCCTTCAGGCTCACGTCACTTAGGCGACCGAGTCCCATTTCATAGCGCTTGCCCTTGCGCTTCCACATGAACATCCAGGACTTCGTCTTGGAGGGCGTCACGCGAAGGTAGAGCCCGTCGCCATCCGCATAGCGTCCAGCGGGAAGATCTGCCGTCACCTGCAGCGCTTTTAGCTTGTGTCTCCGCCCTACCAT